TGCATCTCGCGCACGAGCTTGTGCATCATACGCTCGGCTTGGAATTCCTCGTGCTGCGATGTGGCTGCGACGTCGCCCATGTAGCGGGAGAGATTGAACCGGTTCTTCTCGACGCGCAGCTCATGGTTCAGCTCGTGCAAGATGACTTTGAGCAGGTTCTCCTGCTCCGCAGCAGTACCGGACACCGTGCCGTTGAGCATCATTTCCGCATTTGGCGAAACCGCAGCGGAGATGTAGATGGCATCGTCGAGGTCGTCGGGGTCAACGCCGAGCAGCGAAGCCCATCGAACGATTTGGTCCTCGAATCCCGGTGCCTCATCCCAGAACTCGCGAGGCGGGATGTACCATCCCATGACCTCTTGACCGGGTGCGTAAAGCCGCCCTACGAAGTAGGGCACTACCCGAACCGGAGTTTGGTCCGTGATGATTTTGCCGAAATCGTCGGTGATGTACTTATCGACCTCGGGGACGATGTCCTTGATGCGGAATTCTTTCCAGTATTCCTCCGGGGGCAGGACGTCCACGGTGTCTCGGACGGTGGCATCGAACCGCTCCATGCCCGCAAGGACTTGGTCGGGGATTCTGCCGTCCTGCGCCGTATCGAGGAATTCGTCCCAGAACTGCGCGGTGCCGAACGCCTCGGGGTTCATGCCTACGGGGAACGGGAGACCGCTGGCGTAGGCGTAGCCGTTATCGACCAGCCACTTGCCCGCCTCGTCCACGGTGTCGAATTCCTGAATGGTGCCGTCCACGTCACGGAGCGCGGCGAGCTTCCTGCCCTTGACCGCCTTGACGCGGTACTTGCCACTCTTCATCTGCACAGCGCGGTAGCCATCCACGTCGGGGATGACCGGTGGAGTGCCAAGAAGCTCCTTGTCCATCGCTGCGGTCACCGGACGTTCCTCGATGACCTTGCGTGGCGCGAGGTTGATGAACGTGCCGCTCTCGTCCTGCGCGAATTTCGCGGGGTTGCGAAGAACGGGTTCCGCCGCTTCCCCTGCCTCGTCGGTCATGCGCCAGAAGTCGCGGAGGTCGGGGTTCTTCAGCTTCTCGTAGATGACTTTCCAGTCCCACATACCCGGCGAGATGATTTTGTCGGTGGTTTCGGTGATTGCCGATGGAGCAACGATGAATTCGAGCGGTCGAGACGGCTCGCTGTAAAGACGAAGCTCCTTCGGGTTCACCCACGCTGTCGGGATGTCGGTCCATCCGACCGGCTCGTCGGGGAACTGCGCACTCATGTCGTACTTGAACGGCGTGACGATTTCGCCGGGTTGCAACGGGAGGTCGTGCTGACCCTTCGCTTCGAGGCGGTACACCTCGACCAGCTCTTCGCCCTCGTCGTACATTTCGGGATTTCGGACGACGGTGACCGGTCCCCAATTGTCATTCAGCTCTTCAAACTTGTACGGATTGACGTTCGCCTCGAACTCGGATTGGTAGTCGTCGTACAAGTCATCTTCGGGATACGAACTGACGCCGTCGGTCCACTCGCCGTACTCGTCGTCGTACTCGTAGCCCTGCCGCCGTGCCCATTCCTCGAACGTCGGCTCGTCAGCCCACTCGCCTTCGATGAAGTCGTCCGTCTCACGAGCGGGACCTTCCCGCATGACGTCGTCGAAGGTGGTCGGCTCGTCACGGCTGGACAGCACACGTGCCCAGCGTTCGGCGGGAGCGGCAGGTTCGCCGATGACGGTCTCGTACTCGTGACCGTGCATCCCCCGCTTCGCGAGTGCCTCGAATTCGTCGTAGGTCTGGGTCCCGTTGACCACGTCGAGCAGCTCTTGGATGCCCGCTTCGTCGATTTCGGCTTTTGTCGCAACGGCTTCGCCCGGAATCTTTCCCGACACCTTCAGGGGAACGCCGTTCACGCCGAGCACCGGAGCGTTGCCGTAACGAATTCGAGATTCGATTTGCTCCAGCTCTTGCGTGAGCTGTTCGTATTCCGAAACGGATTCCGGAGTTTGGTTCATCCCACGGAGACCGAGACCGGTAGGTTCGGTGTCCATAAGCTGCTTGTTCAGCTCTTCGATGCGGAGGCGGAGCTTGTGCATCTCTGCGCCGAACGCCCGCTTCTCGCCGATTGACAGCTCTTCCCCGGCTTCATCCACGCCGAAATCAATCTTCTGCTGGTACTGACCAATCTGCTCACGCAGCTTGTAGATTTGCTGCTGGATTCCAGCTTCGGACGAGATGGTCGCGGGGATGGGCGTGCCATCGGGCATCGTGTCGAGCTGCATCCCGATTTCGTCGAGACGGTCCTTGATTTCCTGACGACGGACGATGTCGTCCGTGCGAGGGCGTGGCTTCAGCGGGGTCGTATGCTGCGCCGCCATCACGCCTTCGGGGTTCGCGCCGGTGTGCCACGGACCGTAATTCATCTCTTCGAGAAGGAAGGTCCGCGCCTCGGCGGGCGTGTAGGTCTCGTACAGCTTCGCGTTGTAGATGGTGTAGTAGACGTCCTTCGGCATCGCCTTGCCGACCACGGGGTCGTAGACCATCGTGGCGAGCTGCTCCTTCTGCGCAGCGGTAAGCTGCCCGAGCATCTCGTTCTCGTCGAACTTGGCGAGCAGGTCGGTGTCCACGTACTCGACCCATGCGTGAGCGTTCGGCGGGTTACCCGCACCTTGGATGGAGCCGTGGACGAGGATGCGGTTCGCCTCGTTCGCCGGGTCCTCCCACCCAATGTGTTTCGCCGAAAGCTCGTAGCACCGACCGAGCCGGTCCTCGAATCCCTCGGCGTGGCGGACCATCGTGAACTGACCGCCCTCTTCGATGACGTCGTCCGCCCCGGCAATCGGAATGTCGGGCGGTCGCTCAACGATGAGGTTCGCGGGTTCGACAGGTCGGTCCGAACCCCACTTCAGGACTTCGGTGGCGTGGGCGGGCTGCGTCCGTGGGATGACGACCTCTTGGGTCATGCCTTCCTCGGGCAACAGCTTGCCCGTGATGTCGAGCTTGGTAGCTTCGAGCTGTACCGCTTCTTTGCGACCGAGCGGCTGCTGCGTGAGCTGCTGCATCGTGCGCAGCTTGGTGTCACGGTCGATGCCGAGCACGCGGTCGGTCGAATTGAGATGTCGTTTCGAGGTTTCCTCGGCAGGACGGAGCGTGCCACGAGCGAAACGACCGGGCTTCTTCGGTCCGAGTAGCTGGTCGAGACCGACGCCGTACGCCTCTTCGGTGAATTGGGATAGCTTCTCGTACTCCTTGGTGGTGTTGCGCAACGGCGAGTAGCCGGGGACGTACCACCGAGCATCGAGACCGAACAGCGACGACCGCTCCAGTCCGAGGTCGCGCTGGGCTTCAGCGAGGTCATCGAATTGGCTCTTGAACATATGCAGAGCTTCGATGGCTTGGCTGATTTCATCGTCGGTCGCGTTGTGGTAGGTGCGGCTCGCTTCGAGGTCGCGCCGAACGATGTCGTCCATCTTCGCCCAACCGCGCTGATTCGCAGCGATGAGCTTCTGGCGGGCGACGGCGATTTTCTCGTCGGCGGCGATGAACCGCTCCCACGCGCCCTTGCGACCACCAAGCTGCCGCAGAAGGCGGGTGCGCTCACCCGATGCCTGTGCGATTTCTTGGCGGAGCTGGCGGATGCGGACGTAGGTCTGCTCGTAGATGCCGCCGCCACGGATGGGGTAGCCCTCTCGCAGCGCGTTGTCCGCCTTGATGGTCTCCATGTATTCCTGCAAGAGCTTGCGCTCTTCTTCGAGACCCTCGGTGATTTCACCGTTGAGCTTGCCCCGGTCGATTTCCTTATCCAGCCACGACTTGTAGGAACGCAGACCCTTCTTGGCGGTCGGCTGACCGGTGAATCCGTGGGCTGCTGCCTGTGTGTCGATGGTCGGCTTCAGCTCGGCGCGACGGGCGATGAGGGCTTCCTTGCGAGCCGCTTGCTCGGGGGTGAAGTAGATGCGCGGAGCTTCGTTGGACAGCTCGATGGTGCGTCGTGCGGCGGCGTCGGGAGCGGTATCGACGATGGAGATGTCGAACGGTTCATCTACCGCCTGTCGCCCCACACCGGCGAGCTGTGTGGGCTGTGCGCCCTTCTGCTGGTAGCGAGTGATGTCACGAAGCTCATCCTGCGCCGAAGCGAGTCGGTCCTTGGAGCGAGCGAGCAGGTCATCGACCCGCTCGATTTCTTGGACAGCGGCTTCGATTTTCCCGACCTCGTCGGGGTCCTCGATACCCTCGATGAGAACGCGGTACGCGGCTTGCCGGGAGTCAACGGCGGAGTCGATGTCGCGAAACGCCCAATAGATGTCGGGATATTCGTCGAGGAAAGACTCACCGTATGCCTTGGTGACCCACATCCGGAGCTTCTCATTCGGGATTTTGGACATGAGAACCTGTCCGAATTCCGAACCGAGCATCTCTGCCATCGCCTTGCGCCCTTGCGCGTTGCGGCGTGCGCCCTTGATGAAGGCGTTGATGGCTTCGTTGCCCTCGCGCATGATGCCGACGGCTTCTCCGGGCATATCGCCCATACCGAATGTCTGTTCGACCCACTCCGAGATGATGGGGACGCCACGGAGACCCTGCCGAGCAGTCACCTGCCCGTACTCGTTGGTCACCGACCGACCTTTGAGAGCGAATCCCAACGCGGAGAGACGCTCTTCGCCGCCGAGCGGGATGCCCATCCACTTGATGCCACCGGTGCCGTACGCCTTGTAGATGTCGGTCATCAATCGGCGACCTTCGTCGGCAGCGTTGGTGACGTCACCCGCTTCGCGCAGCGCGAACGCCTTCAGCCGACCGGCATCGTCGAAATGACCGAGCGCACGCAGCTCATCCAGCTTCGGGGTGATTTTGTTGACCATCGCGGCAAGCTCGTCGGCGTTCTTGGCGACGACATCCGCACCGTGGACCGTGGCATCGAGAGCGTCGTCGGTGAAGCCGAGCAGCACCTTAGCGACCTCATCCACGTTGTCCCCGTACAGAGCGAGACCGTGGAGCAGCGACTTGCCCGAGCTTTTCGCAAGCGCGGAGAAGCCCGTCGTGATGTAGGTGAGCGGGTCGGTCGCAATCGAGACGACGAGACCGCCGAGCATCTGCGCCCACTTGTTCTCGACGCCGAGGTCGGCAAGGATGTCCGACCCCTCCACACGACGCTCACCGCGAAGAGACTTGCCCATCTCTTCCCACGGGCTGACGTCGGGGTCCTCGACAGGATTCACGACGTTGTGAACAAGTGAACGAACACCTGTTCCCAGCACATCGAGCGGACCGAACAGCCGCTCCAGCGTCCCCGGCTTCTGCGAGGTATCGGGGACCGGCTGGTCTACCGCCTGAAGCTGCTGCGTCATGTGCTGGTTCGCCTGAATCGTCTTGCTGATGTCATCGACCCCGAGGACCTGCTGGGTCTTGAAGAAGGGTGAGGACGAATTGCTGAAAAACGGCGTTGCCATGTCCGTCCTCCTTCACGTCTAGCGGTAACCGCCCCACACCGGGTCTTTGACCCAATTGTTCGTGACCGCTGGGCTGGTCGTGGTCGGAATCCCCGCTTGCGAGCGGATGTAATTGTCAAACGGTCCCGAGCTGAACGAGTCGGGCGTATTCTCAAACCAATTCCGAAGTCCAGCAAGGCGATTCTGTGGAGGAACCTGTACGACCTCGTTCGACCCCGTCCACAGCGGGTTCGGAGCAGGAGCCACGGCGACGGCAGCACCGTTCACGCTCGCGCTGACGTTGCCGGGAAGGACGCTCTGCGGCGACGTCGCCCACGGGACCGGCGCGTTGCCGTAGGGGTTGTTCTTCGGAAGGTCGTAGATGCGGGTCGGGTTGGTCTGCCATGCGGTCGGACCGTAGATGTAGGTCATCAGGTCGGCGGCTTGCGAGTTCCCCTGCGAGGCGAGCAGAGGCAGGTTGATGCCGAGCGCGGAGATGAGCTTCGCTGTCTCGTCCGGTGTCGCCGCCCGCTGCACTCCAGCGGTGTTCGGGTCGGCATCGGAAGCACCGGCGATGGCGTACTCCGTTGCCTTCTGCCACAGCTCGGGCGAGAGAGCGGAAGCGGCGGTTGGGTCCTTCACGTACTTGCCGTTGACCTTCACGTAGCCCTGCGCAGCCATCGCCGCGTCGAGGTCCTTGATTTGCTTCTCTCGCTCCCACGCAATCTGCTGCCGAGCACGCTCGTTCTCGGCGGCAATCTGCTGCGCGAGCATCGCCTCGCGGCTGGCGCGGTCACGACGGGTGTCCTTCGACGCTTGCATCTCGAACTCCGGTCCCACGTACGCGGGACTGTTTATCGTCTGCGGGTTCGAGACCGGGTCGCCGATGTCCTGTCCTGTCGTGGCGGATGGAGCATCACCGAACGGGTCACCGGCGTTCTTCACCTGCACCCATGCGTTCTTCGCTGCGCTCCACTTCCACGTGTAGCCCTTCTTCGCTGCCTTGGTCGGCTTCTTGGTGGGCGTCACGACCGAACCGGCGAGACCGGCGATGCTCGAACCGAGCACCGGCATCTTCACGCCCTTCATGCTGCCTTGGAGCTGACCGATGTTCAGACCGATGGACGACAGCAGCTCGAACACGTCCTTGTTGTAGCCGGTGTTGTACTGCCGCTGCCCCTCGTTGAAGGTGTTCTGCCAATTCCCCTGACCGGTGTTGTACTGGCGTTGCCCCTCATTGAAGGTGTTCGCCCAATTGCCCTGTCCGGTGTTGAACTGACGCTGACCCTCGCCGAAGGTCTTGTCGAACTGCCGCATCTGCTCGCCTTGGGTCTCGGCGGCTGCTGCGTACTGCGCGTTGGTGCGAGCATCCTGACCGAGAGATGCGGTGGAGCGGTACATCCCACGCGACGCTTGCTGCGCGGCGTTCTGGCGAAGAGCTTCCTGCCAAGCAGGGGTCTGCTGCCTGACCGCCCACGAATACGTGTCGTCCCGTGGCTGCTCAACCGCCATGTTGTACCACGTGTTCGGGTCCGGTCCTGTGCTGGGCTTGTTGTACCAGCTCTCGGGCGTCGGGTTTGCCATGTCACGCTCCTTTCACCTGACGGGGTTCTGGATGTAGGTGTACGTCACCTTGTTGATAGTGAGCGGGGCGTCGGCACCACTCGCCGAGATGGTGGTCTGCATATACCTGCCTCGCGCCTGAACGCGCACGCGGGCTGGCTGCACGTCGTTCGCAGGACCGATGGACACCGTCTGCGTCACACCGGGGACATCGTCCGTCGTCGGAGCGATGGTCACGTCCTGCGGAGTCGGCGAATCAGCGGCAAGATGGATTTGGCGGAAAACCTTTGCCGTCTCATAGCCGCCGATGGGCACCGGAGGGAGCGTGTAGCTCATCGGGATGACGCTTCCGTCGTCGGTTTCTCCGTAATCCAGCCGGTACACGTCACCGGTCGTGGCGGAACCGCCGTACAGCACGTACTCGTCGTCGGTCGAAACGTAGAACACCCCGATGGATAGGTTGGAATACTGCGCCCATGCCTTCTTGTCGAGGTCGTAGACGAGCACGGTGTTGTTGGTCGTGTCTCCGTTGAGAGCACAGGCGAGCCAATACTTGTTCTTGTAGAACGCCGCTGCCGCCTTCGGCAGCATGGATGCCGAGATGCTGTCGAGCGTCGGCTGGATGAGCAGCGACAGATTCTCCAGACCGGAGCCGTCATCAGCCCCGATTCCCTTGATGAGTCCGTACGTGCGGACGCTCTTGTCGGCGCACAGCATGATGACCCCGTTGGGAGCGACGGCGAACGTCTTTGGTGCCACGCATCCGAAGCCCGTCACGGGATAGGCGAGTGCCGACCACGTCTCGGCGGGTCCGGAGACTTCGCAGGAGTACAACCGGTCCTTCGTGGTGAACCACAGCTTGCTGTCCCAAATCGTCAAACCGGTGCAATCCGCTTGCGCGTTCGGCGGTGCGACCCGGAACGCTTCACCGTTGACCCACGACGACCCTTCTACCCTGCCGACATCGGTGACCTCGACCATGCCGCTGTTCGGCACGTCGGTCCCCGTCACGACCGCTGTCCCCGTGAGCGCACCCGAGGTGAACAACCGGTCTTGGTATTCGACGAGGAAACCGCCCTTGGGCGTCGTGCCCGAGACGTCGCTGAACGTGCCGGTGACGGTGCATTTGTGCAAGTCCATCGACTCGGAGTTCACGTAGGTCACACCGTCGTAGGTCGCAAAACCGAATTGCGTCCCGGTCACGCTTCCCCGGTGTACCCATGTCGCTCCGTCGATGTGGAGGAACGAGGCGACGTCGATGCTGTTGTGGTTCACGTCCGCAACGCCGACATCGACTTCCATCGCCTGTGCGACGACGGTGAATCTCAGGTCCATGCCCGTCGTGTCCGACCACACGCCGCCCGAGTACGACTGCTCGGAACCATCGGCATACCCACCGGCACTATTTCGGTTGGTGTAGAACGTCGTGCTGCCGCCGCTGCCGATTCCCTTCAACCCCACTCGGTAAGTCGTCCCGCCGGGGATACGGACCGAGGGGAAGCTGAACGTACGCAAGCTGGCAGTCTCACGAGTCATCGTTACATTCGCCGATGCCAATTCCGTTCCGCTCAAAGTCATCAGGACAGCGGTTACTGTCTTGCTCGATTCGGCGGGGTTCTGGATGATGGCTTGGAAGTTCTTGACGACCCATTGGGTGTCCGTGCTGGTGCCGACCTTGAAGGTCTGCCCAATCTGATACTCCGCCGGTTCGTGGAAATGAGACATCGGTGAAAGGGTCGTCGTCTGCTCTGCGACTACTTGGTCAGCTCCGGTCTCATAGAACCACCAACCCCCATCGCTCGTACCCGTGACATCCAGCTCGGTCGAGTCACTCCAGATGCCGTCAACGAATACCCGATAGGACGGGTCGAACTTGAACGAGATGGCGTCCACGTTCGAGTAGGTGCCGGTCACCGTATGCCACTCGTTGTCGCCGGTATCGCACAATTGACCCATTGGCGGACCCGCTGGATACCACGTCGTACCCGACCGCCATGTCACACCCACGATTCCACGGCTTCTGACTCGAATTGATGTCGTGGTCGATGAGGGGGTGCTGTTCATCCAGTACGCGCCCCCGCCGAGAGGATAGCCGCCGCGCCATGACTGGCTCTGGCTTCCGGTCACCGTCGCCGGTTCGATGTAGACATGGTGATGTGTCGCGGAGAGCGACCCGAAGGTGTAGTCCTCGACGCTCGTGCCGGTGAGCGTGGTCCCCTCGCATTTGATGGTCTTGGACCCCGGACCGAGCAAAACCCGGACTGAAGTCGATTTCGGGATTAGGAACTCCGCTGTCCCTGAAATCCCGTATGCCACACCTCCCGAGTAGTCCGCACCATCGACCTGTTCGTACGTCCCCGACTGATACACCGAGCTGGCGTGGACCGCAGTCCACGGCTGCGTGTCGGCGGGCTGCGACCAAATCGCCGTTCCGCAGACCGCAAGAAGGCAGTCGCGGGTTCGGGTGATTGCCTTGACGGGGTACGCGCCGAGCGAATTCTCATTGGTCGGGACGTACCCGTGGCGACGAGTGATGCCGCCGGTGAGCAGGATGTCGCAGTTCAGCATCGCCGGGGTCATGTTCGGCGGAAGCATCGACGGGTCTGTCGCGGTGTTCAGACCACCATCGAATTTCGTGAAGGAAAACGTCTTGGTCGCCATCGGGCATCACCACGTCTGCCGAGGCAGCGTGCTCATGTCCGCCGTCCTCGTCCGAATCGTCTGCCACTCGGCATTTTGCAGGTCGTCGTTGTAGAGCGCGGTGAGACGGTCAGCCGCCATGTAGTCACCGAGCTGCTCGTACAGACGCGCCTTCACGTACTTGGTGAGGATGAAGTCGTACTGGCTGTCGAACGCCGTAGTGCCCGATGTCTCGGTGACCTCTGCCGGGAGACACGTCCGGAAGAAACGGATGGTTCCCGAGACGTCAGGCGTGGGGTACAGCCACAGGGCACCGTCGGAGACGAGGTAGCGGTCCGGGTCTCCCGTTGCCGGTTGCTGCTGGTAGTACGTGAAGTCCATCTCGTTCAGGCGGGTGAGGGGTTCATCGTCCCCATTGAAGTAGACCGCCTTCACGTCGATGGTGCCCGTGGGAAGCGAGTAGCTCGCCTGTCCTGCGAGAGCACCGGCGTACTCTTCGTCCTCCCACGGGCGTACCTTTTTCGCGAAATCGCGGGCAGCGTCGTTGTAGTGACGCAGGATGGAAGCATCGGAGAAAATCGACGCTACCGGTTCCTCGACGTCCTCGCGGATTCCAGAAAGAACGGTGTTCCAAGCAGTCATCAGTCTGTCCTTTCAGTCCACGAGATTTCGTCGGAATCTCGTTCGGTCCACGTACCGGCTACGGAGCCACGTTCGAGCCACGACGAACCTCCGCCGGGGACGACTTCAGCCCATGCCGCAGTAACCGGTTGCTGCTCGGTCCACGACCGTACATCGGCACCACGCTCGTTCCAGCCCAGCCACACTTCGGGCAGGTACACCGTCAGGGTGTCGGTGACCACCACGTTGTCCGAGACGCTGCGCTTCGGCTGCGGTAGGACATTGGCGGTATCACGGACAACGATGTCGTCCGAAACGGAACGGAGAATCGGACCGCTGATGTTGAGCGTCTCTCGGACGACGACATTGTCGGTGACGCTGCGGACGATGTCGGGGCGCACCTGAACGGCTTCTGAAACGCGGATTTGGTCGGTGACGGTGATGCAGACCGGCAGACTGACCGGTTCTTCAACGTGCCCAATCGAGAAGTCATCAATCCAGACGGTCTTGCCCGCGTTGGACGCATCGGTGGCGTACGTGCCGATGAGGAATTGGACGCTGCCCATGTAGGACGAAGCGACCTCGAAGCCGTACCACACGAAATTCCACTTGCCGCCCTCGACGAACTGGCGATGGAGTGCCTCGGGTCGAGTAAGACTCCACGTACCGTCGGGAGCGAGGTAGGTATAGGCGTTGACACCGTCCCATACCGCAAGGTCAACGTACGTGTCGGTCGCGCAATAGACCCACGCGCCCATGTAGTGTCGGACACCGGCGTCGAAGATGCAGATGTCCCACCAATCGCTGTTGTACCCGCCATAGCTACCCGAGCCGTCGTAGATGATGTGCAGCGAGCATCCCCACGTACCATGACCGAAATCCGTCGCGATACCGAGGTCCGTGGTGCCGTCGAACACGCCAGCGTAGCCCATGCCGTTGTAGACACTCCGCGTGTCTATCGACGCCTCGCGGATGGGGTCTTGGACGGTGACGGTGTCGGTGACAGAGACCTTGATGTCTCCGACCTTGATGGATGGCGTGTCGGAAACGGTGACCGTATCGCTCACCGACCGCTGGATGTCCAGACTTTCCGGACTACCGGACGCTGTATCCGAAATTCGGATTTGGTCGGTGATGTCCGCTTCGACCGGATGCCATACGTACGAGTAGTAGAGGATGTTCGATTCGTGGGTGTCGTCCCCCGAATCGTCCGAGACCATGATGAGGTACTCGCCGTACTTCCACGGCACGATAGGGAGATTCGTGTCGATGACGCTGCTTGTGCCGGGTCCCAAAGGACTTCCGGGCACGTTCGCCCACGTCACGACCCATGAGCTTCCGTCATGGAAACGGTGCTGGACGTAGATGAGGGTCTCGTTCGTGGACATATTCGTCCACTCGACCGTGATGGTGTTGTTGTCGTTGTACGTCGCCCGGAAATTCGTTGGGTCGAACGGGCTGTATTGCAGATTCGGCTCACGGACGACGACGTTGTCGGAAACGCTGCGCTCGATGGTCGTTCCCACGCCACCGGTAAGCTCGACGGTGACCTCGTCACGGACCACGATGGACTCGGTGTAGACCTGCTCACCGAGCGCGTCATGCACGGTGACCGTATCGGAGACCGAGACCGGGATGGAGAGCTGCCGGTCCGCGCTGTCCGAAACCGTCAAACCGTCAGAAACCGAGACCGGAATCGACAAAACACGGCTCACGGTGTCGGAGACTGTGAGCGTATCCGTGATGTTCGCGACCACATTCAGGCGCACCGTGACCGTATCCGTGACGGAAACGGTGTCGGTGACCGATTTGTGATGCTCTGGCACCCGGACCGCGACGGTTTCCGAAATCCGGATTTGGTCGGTGACCGAGGGTACGAGGGTCACACGCACTTCGACGGCATCCGACACGTTCGTCGTGTCCGTCACCGTCTTTTCGACCTCGGGCACATCCCCGTCAACGACCTCGGCGGTCGTCCCGTCGGTATCCGAGATTCGGATTTGGTCGGTGACCGACTTCACGATGTCGAGACGGACCGTGACCGTGTCCGAGATGGTCGCCGTGTTGGTCAGGGCGGGCACGTTGATGGGCGTGACGTTGCGGGAGACCGTCTCCGAGACTCGGATTTGGTCCGTGACATCGACCGACACGGGGAACACGTTGGTCGAGACCGTTTCCGAGATACGGATTTGGTCGGTGATGTTCGCGGTCGCCGCAGCAGGACCGGCGGTGGACGAGATGATGCCGGTGAACTGCGCGTGGTTCTGCGACGCGCTGCCGGTGACGGTCGTGTTGCCGACGGTGCCCGCCGTGGTGTCGTGACCCGTGATGACGACGAGACCGCCGCCGTTGCCGACGTTGCGCATATTGTTGATGCGGATGGTCGGGCTGGAGAGGTCGCTGTTCGACGGGCTGCTCCACCACGTCGTCGATGACGTGTCCGCGCCAGCCGTGGCGACGGCGATGACCAAGCTGTTGTCCGCCGGTGTGGTGCCGCCGGGGATGGTCGCGTTGGTCGCGGTCGTCTCGCTGGTGTCGGTGTAGTAGAACGGGTTGCCCGAGCTGATGGGCATATCTTGGATGGTGATGGTGCGACCGACGAAGTGGTTTCCGGAGGTCAGCGTCACCTCGTAGGTAGAGTCACCCGACTGCCACCAGCGGTAGAACACGTAGACCTTCGTGTAACCGGCGGCTTCCGCGTAGGAATCCGCGAGCGTGCAACCGGCGACCGTGAACGCCGACTCCGTACCGTCCGTCTCGAAGAACAGCAGGACGAGGTCGCCCGTCGTGGTGCCCGTGCCTGTTCCGATGTATGCCGACGTGGTGCCGTACTGCAACGTGCCGACTGAACGCACTCCGAATGCCATGTCACACCACCCTCACTCCCCCGACCATGTAGGTCGGGTTGTCGGGGGCGATGTTGATTTCGATGGCGGCGACGGGACCGGCAGGGACATCACAGTCCGCCGTGTCCTGAACCGTCACCGCGTCGCTGACACTCAGGTTGTGCTCCGGAACCCTCACCGTAACGGTGTCGTTGACGGTCAGAGTGTCCTGCGCTTGCTTGGCGACGTCGCCGGTCGATGCCGTCGCGACGTCTTGGACGGTCACGGTATCGGTGACACTCTTAGCAACCGGACCGAGCTGCACCGTTACGGTGTCGGAGATGGTGACTGTATCCGATGCGGCAGGAACGAGGTTCAGCCGCACTACTGCCGTGTCGGATACCGTCACGGTCTCCAACACAACAGGGGATGGGGGCGGCAGACAGATGACGGTGTCCGCCAGCGTCGCGGTGTCGATGACGCTGATGAGACTCGTGTAGAGCAGCGCGACGGTCTCTGCCGCCGTCACCGTGTCAGTCACGGAGCGTACGATGGTCGGACGCACCTGAAGCGTATCGACGACTGCCACCGTGTCGGTGACCTCGCGCTCGATAGCTGCTGGCTCGGAGCTGACGACATCGGCGTCGGCGGTGTCGTGAATCGTGACCGTGTCGGACGCCGACTTGTGGTGCTCCGGAATCCGCATCGTGACGGTCTCGGAGACACGGATGTTGTCGGTGGCACTACCCGTCGCCGCCCCACCGCCGCGTTCGGTGTAGGTGAAGCTCCCGATGCTCGGGTTGGTCCAAGACAGCTCGAACGAGCCGCTTGATAGACCGCCGCTCACATTCACAGCTTGCGAGCCAGCGATTGACGTGGCATCCGTTCCGAACGGGTCATCGCTGTTGTTCAGCCAGCCGGTGCTTACCTCGCTCCACGAGTTATCGTCCATGACGATGAACTCACCGGCGATGTACCAGCCGCTCGTGAGGTTCCACGTGCTTGCTTCCCAGAACGCTACGGCGGCGACTTCGTTGATACCCGTAGAGTCGTATCCCTCGTTATGAGAGGTCACGGTCCCTGTCGGGGTGGTCCGGTAGCCCCACCGCGCCGTGAAGTATCCCGTCGTGGCGGAGGTGTCCTCGGAGGTGGCACTACCCGTGTAATAGAGCGTGGTGGTAGCCATGACTCACCACCTTACGTCGGGATGCCGTCAGGGAACTGCTCCGCGATGTGGGGATAGGTGGCGAACACCTGATTCCACTTCGCCTCGGTGTCCAACACGGTCACGTAGTCGTCCGCGTCGAGCGCGGAAGGTCCGTCCATCCGCAGCACCGCGAATGTCGGCAGGGTGTCCTCGTCGCCTTCGACGTACTCCTTGTCGTAGTACGCGGTGAAGCTGTGCTGGTAATACTTCCGATGGACCCTTTGCGGAATCTGTGTCGTGCTCCCGTCATGTTTCGTGACGGTCCACATCTCCCACGAGTAGGAGTGCTGCGGTTTGGTCGCAATCACTCGTTCACTCGCATCGGGCGATTCGATGAGCCATGCACGGACGAGATACCACACGACCATGCCATCACCCCATCGAGTCTCCGGAGCCGATTCCGTCGGTCACTTCGATGCGTATCGGCTCTACTTCGCGTTCGGAATCACGTTGCTCGGCGGGAACATCTCCCCGTCGATGTTCACGTGGCGGCAGAAGATGTTCGTATCCACCAAGAACGGGTACTTTTTCCTTCCGATGCTCTTCCATCCTGCCCTCTCAATCACGTTCTGCTCCATGACACGGGTACACCAATTCAGGTCACTCGTGCCGGTCGCTGATGCCCATCCCCCGCTCTCGGGGTCGAACCACGTGCCCGAGGGCTGGTCGAACACCCGCCGGGTGATGGTGCCCGAGACGAGGTACTCGGGAGATTCCTGCCACATGAGCTGAAGAATCTTCCCGTTGATGAGAAGGCACCCGGTCGGTACACCATCCGCCCACACCTTGTCCCCGAGTTTGAAGTCGTCGTAGTAGCTCGTGCCGCGACCGCGATATACCAGCGGCTCGGGCGGCAGCGACTTGGTGTAGTACAGCCCCGAGACGATGGGGATGGATTCGTCGCGGATGTACTCGTTGAAGCGGATGAACGTGTCGGGCGGGGGGCACGTGTCATCTTCGATGAGCAGCAGCCAGTCCCAATTCCCCTCCACGACCTGCTTCACGATGAGGTTCTGCGCGTCGGCGACGCCGTAGCCCAGCGGGGCGAAGGTGTCGTACGCCTGAAGCATATGACCCATCGACCAATTGCACGGGATGATTTGCCCGTAACGGGCGAGCACCCACTCGATTCTCACGGTCCCTCGCGTCGGGGTGCCCACGAACAGGCGGTTCCCGATGTCGTTCTTCTTCGGATTCTTCACGAGCGTCACAGCCATACCCCCTGATGTTCGACCGTCCACAGAACGGTCTTGATGAGCGAATCGTCGAAATCGACCGGGTACTCGTAGCCCGAATTCAAGAGCTTCGAGGAATCCAGCGCGTAGCGCAGGTCGTGACCCGGACGCTCCGAATGGAAATCGACGATTTGGTACTTGAATCCCTTATCGAGAATCGCCGCGATTTTGCAAGCCAAATCCAGATTCGAGATTTCCTCGACCCCGGCGATGTTCCACTCGTCGTATCCCGCATATCCGAGGTTGATTATGTGCAGGAGTGCATCAGCGAGGTTGCGGGCGTGCAGGTACATCCGCGACCCGCTCTCGCCGTCCGCTGTTCCGTGAATCGGAATTTGCTTTCCGTCGAGGATATAGCGGATGCACTTGGGGACGAATTTCTCGAAATGCTGACGCTCGCCGATGATGTTCATCGTGTGCGTCGTGATGACCGGGACCTTGTACGTGTTCGAGTACGCGATGCCGATGGCTTCCTGCGCACTCTTCGACGCTGCGTACGGGTTCGAGGGACGGTGCCACTCGAATTCGCGAAACGCATATCCGTCGGGTGCCGGTCCGTACACCTCGTCCGTGCTGAAATTCACGAACAGACGAAGCTCGGGATGCCGCCTCGCGTAATCGAGGATGTGCGTCGTGGCATCCACGTTGTTGCGGATGAACCACGCAGGGTCGGAGATTGAGCGGTCAACGTGGGACTCGGCGGCGAGGTGGAGGATGAAGTCCACCTCGCCGACCTCGGCATCCACCGCGACGGGAATCGGCAACGTCAGGTCGAGCGAGTAGAAGCTCACCCTGTCCTTGTTGCTCTCCCAAATCTCGATGTCGGAAAGCCGGTCCTGCGTCAGCGACGCATATCCCAGCTTGTCGAAGATGACGATGTCCCAATCCGTGTTCTTCAGCAGATGCTCGACGAGGTGCGAACCGACGAAACCCCGACCGCCGGTGACGACCGCCCTAGCCATAGCTCTTGTCCCAAGCACGCTTTTCGAGGGCGACCTCGATGTTGCCGCCTTCCATGTACGTGTTCGCGACAATCTTCCACGGCTTCGGCTTGTAGATGCGCCACAGCAGTCCCTTGGCGTTCGGCTCGATGGGGTCGAAGTACGCCCACGTGACCTCATTGACCGGGTTCACGTGGGTCGGGTCCTGCACGAACCCCTTCGAGTAAGCGTACGGCGCGGAGATGAGCATCTTGCCGCCCACCTCTAGGATTCGCCAGCACTCGTCCATGAATTTGAGGAACCCGCCCTTGGCAGGGTTGATGTGCTCCACGAGATGCGAGCACAGAATCAGCTCGCAGCACTCGTCAGGCAGCACCCACGGGTACTCTTCGAGGTCTTGGACGATGTCCACACCCTTCACCGGACGGACGTCCACACCGACGAAGCCCTGCTGCTTGTTCTCGCCGCAGCCCAAGTCGATGCGGACGCCACTCGTCCGATGCTTGTCGAGAATCTCTTTGACGTCCAATGCTACCCCCTAAGTGGTCTACGCCGTGGCGAACGCGAGGTTGTAGGTCACGTTCACGGCTTGGTTGTTGGTGCAGGTTGCGGCGGTGAAGCTCTGTGCGGCGAACAGCGTGCCGGTCGCCGAGCTGTTGAAGAGACCGACCTGCCCGATGCGGCAGGACGAGCCGGTGACGTCGGTGTTCCAGCTCGCAGCCCACGTCGCGTAGATGGCGAGCGACTTCGCGCTCGTCGAGGTCGAGAACGTGGTGCGGACGTAGCTGCCGTTCGTCTTGGTGATTTCGCTGACCATCGCGGTCTGCGACGCGGAGACGGCGACCGTATCCGAACCGAGGGCGATGTGGGTGAGCGAACCGGCGTCGGCAGAGCTGCCGAGTGCCTTCACCATGTACTGCGTGAAGCCGTTGTCCACGACGATGTTCTTCTGCCAGCCCGAGTCGTGGGCGACAGTACCGTCCGGGTCAACGACGTGGAGACGGAACATCCCTCGAATGGCGATGCCGTCCCCGCAACCCTTCTTCTTACGAGGCATCTGCTTCCTCCTTCTTGTCTTTACGTGCGACTGCGATAGACGACACCGGATACCGTGTGTCCATCTGACCCAACCAGCCCTCCGTCAGCGGATGGACCGGAACCCCCGACTTCGTGAACTGGACGTGGTCCCTCCATTCCTGTGTGAACGTCTTGCCGTTGGTCTCCAGATGGACGCCTACAAGCCCCGCCTGTGACACGCACAGGTCGAGTGCTCTCACATGAACGCCCCACAAGCTCTCGCCATCCTCGGCGTAAGCGTTCGGGGCGGAGAGAAGGAGATAACCCCCCGGCTTCAGTACACGAGCGCACTCCTTGACCACCACCATCGGGAAGATGCACAGATGGAGCAGGTCGGAGCACAGGACGGTGTCGTAGGTCTCGTCGTCCTGCGGAATCTCGTGCGCGTCACCTTCGATGTCGCCGATGGGTCGGAAGTCCAGACCGACCCACTCGCACTCGGGAAACAGCCGCTTGTAGGGCTTGCGACCGCATCCCACGTCGAGGACCTTGCCTTTGACGAATTCGTTGCCGTTGGCGGCGAGGAACGCCCGCATCGGCATCTCTTGGATGGTCATCGGGTCAGCCATCGAGCACCTCCCTCAATTCCAGAAGGAAACGCTCGGTGGAATTCATCTCGTGCCAGTACGCCGCCGCTTCCAAATCCGGTTCGGTGTATTTGAGCGTTTCGCGGATTGCGACAGCGATTGCGATGAAATCGTCGTGCCGCACGCGCCTCGCATAGTCCAGCTCGTGCGTCACCACCGCACGGCGACCGGCTTCCATGAATTCGCGTGGGCTTGCGGCGGAACCGTCATGGGTCGTGAGACGGATGCACATCGTCGATTCGGCGACGAGCTGCTTCATCATCGCTTCGTCGTACTGCCCGAATTGATACCCCACGAGTCTGACATCGGGCATCTCCTTGGCGAGCCAGTCCCCGACGGCTTGGAACATATCGTTGCCGTACTTGTAGGGGTTGGTGCCGAGGTAGCACGCAATCTGCGGGGTCTCGGGGAACGGGGTGACGTCGAAGTGGTGACGGGTCGCCCACATCACCGTCGTCGCATCCACGCCCTTGTCCCACAGCTCGCGTCTCAGTCCGTCCGAGTCGCAGACGTGAATCGCCTCGGGAATGGAAGTGATGTCCTCCAGATGGAGCACGTCGCTCCCGCACCAATGGATGATGCGACGTTTGGCGCGAGAAGTCCGTTCGAGCGTCGCATCGTACGAAGGTGGGTCGTACATTCCGACGATGTGGCAGTCGTTACAGTCTCCGACGTACCCGGCGTTGACGAGTTCGTATCCGAGGGCATCGGCGCACACCCTTCCGAAGAAATCCATCATGGGCGGAGCATAGACGACGTTCCTCATCGCTCCCTCATCCATTCGTAGGTGCGGCGAACGCCCTCTTCGAGCGTCACCTTCGGCTCGAAGCCGAGCGAGCGGATGTGGGAGAAGTCGGCTTTCTTGACCTCCGAGACGAGGAACGCCGGTGGGTTGGTCACCACATAGCTCCCGGTGCCCACGGTGTCGATGACGATTTTGGCGCAATCCTCCATCGTGCGGTACTCGTCGGTCCCGATGGAGAACGCCTTGTAGTCCTGCCAGTTCGGGGGTGTCGCCAGAACGAGGCGCAGCCCGTCGATGAAGTCGTCCACGTGGCACCATGACCGCACGCAGCCCCGGTGCGCCTTGATGATGTCGCCCTTCATCGCGGTGTCGATGAAGTTCGAGACCGCAGACCTGAATTCGCCGTTGGGGACCTCGTGCTTGCCGTAGACCATGAACGGGCGAATCGAGTACGCCCGGATAGCCCCCAGCTCGACGTAGTGCTTCACCACGCCCTCGGCAGCGAGTTTGGTCAGTCCGTAGATGCCGTTCTGTTCAAGGATGTCCGGTTTCCCGAAAACGGAATTGTGCCCGTACACCTCGGACGTGGAGAAATTGATGAGCCAGCATCCCGCCTGATGACACGCGTTCACGACGTTATACGTGCCCTCGCAGTTCGAGCGGAACGACGTCAGCGGGTCGCTTTCGCCGGTGAGCCGTCCGACCTGTGCCGCCATGTGGATGACGACATCGGGACGCCTTGCGGCGATGAAACGCTGGAGGAACGGACCGTTGCAGACGTCGTGCTGCTGTTCTGGCTCGTCGAGGATGTCGTAGACACTAACGCGGTGCCCGTCGTCGATGAGCGCGGGCACAAGGGACTGACCGATGACACCTCTGCCACCGGTGACGACTATTCTCATTTCACTACCCCCTTGGAATTCTGTTCTCTTCGTCGATGTACGGGCGCAGGAAATCGCGCACTTCCTGTCCGATGAGCGGGCGTTCCTCACCTCCGGTCGCCGACTCGCTGCTCCCGTGCTGGCGGTACTTGTAGAGCGGATTCGCTCCGAGGTAGACGACGCGGGGCTTCTCCAGAATCCAGTTCATCACCGTCGCGCCATCCATGAATTTCTTCGTGTGCTTGAATTCGTGCATCCGCAGCTTGCGGTCGCGGACCCATTTCCCCGAAAGCCCCGCGAACAGGGTCACCGAGACGCCGGTGATTTCGTACATCACGCGGACCTGCTGCTTGGTGTCGGTGGGCATCCAATGGAGCTGATTCATGCCCATGTCGAGCTGCCCGTCCTCGCCGACGTGGTGCAGGTCGGCGAACGCCCAATCCGCATCCTCCGGGATGACCTGCGCGAGACGCTCGGCGGCGGTCGGATAGAGCATATCGTCGGCGGAAAGCGGGATGATGATGTCGGTCGGCTGTCGAAGCAGGGATTCCCATCCCCATTTCGCGCTTCCCGAATTCCCGGCGTGGCGGACGAGCTTCACCTCTTTGGGGAGGTGCAAGAGCACTTCTTTCGTCTCGGGGTCGTCCGATGCGTCGTCGAACACGACGACACGCGCCTCGTGGGTCTGATTCAGCGCGGACTCCACAGCGTCAGGCAAGAAGCGTCCGAGGTTGTAATTGATGATTCCGATGGTCACGTGGGTCATGTCAGCACCTTTTCGTACAGCTCGACGACCGGGGCGATGTGGTAGCTCATCGTATAGCGGTAACGCATGAGCCGGACATCGGTCCGGAATTGCTTCGCCGGTGGCAGGTGCTTCATTTGGCTGAAATCGTCGAGGTAAACCCCCAAACCAAGTTCGCACACCGATTTGAGCAGCGGATTGTTCAATGCCACGACGGGGATACCGGCGGCGAGGTACTCATACGCCTTGTTCGGGCTGGAGTGCTCCCATGCGTCGCACGGCTGCAACGTGCCCGAGAACCCCCAATCGTGCTGCGCGAGCCGGTGCGTCAGCAGCCGGTATTCGAGAACGGTGGGATGCTTCGTCCCTGTGCCGTAATCCACGCCGCCCCCGCCGGGATAGTAGTGGAAGTCGTTCCCCAGAAAATCGGCGAGCGGCGACAGGTCTCGCCATGCGTGCTTCGCGCCTCGCTTCTCCATACCGCCCGCATACACCACTCCCCCGAGATGGGGCAGTAGCTTGCGTTCGACAAGCGTGGACGAGCTGGCGTAGTTACCGACGCACGCATACGGCTTCCCCTCGATGTCGAATCCCTTGGAGATGGCGAAAGTACGCTGTTGCTCCGTGACGAACACGAAGGCGTCCGCAGCCGCGTAGGACTCCGCTTCCATGATGAAATTCGGGTCCTCCGGATGCGGGGGACGAGCCGAGGTTACGTCATGGACGTTGAAGATGATGGGGCGGTCGTCAATCTCGCGGATGTAGGGCACGGTCCAATTCGGCTCGTTGTGGATGTGTATCAGCTCGCCCGGAAGCTCGTGGACCGCTTTCGCCACATCGTCCCGCGTCCCGCTCTTGCGGGTGACGATTCGCTCGTAGACATCGGTGAATTGCGGTGGGAGCTGGCGTCCGACGACGCTGTGCCCCCACCCATTCTCTTTGAGTGCCTCGGCTATCTTGCCCGCACGTACGCACGGGTAGGAACCGGACACCATGACGGCATGACGCATCTGTTTACCCCCTAGAGTGCCGGGGCAGAGAAGTGGGGGGTAGTCGCTCCCCTGCCCCGGCAAAAGGAAATGCTAGATGCCGGTCGGCGCAGCAGCGTACATCCGGAGACGCTGGACGTAGTTGCTGATGAGGACCTTGGCACCTGCGCGGAAGGTCGAGATGACCTCGTCGCCACGGGCGGAAGCGTCGCGGTCCTTCTCCAGACGGAAGTCACGCGGCTTCCACAGACCGACGCCTTCCTTCACGAACATGAAGCCAGCCGCGCCCGAAGAAGCGGCGACGTACGCCAGCGAGTGCTGGTAGACGTCGATGTCGCCCCAGAGACGCTGCACGAAGTACCGGCTGACGACCTGCTCGCCCACACCCGGCATCGCTGCCGCGTAGGTCTGCGTGTACGTGGACTTGGCAGTCCAGTACCACGAGTACGCGGGCACGACGGCGTTCTTGGTTCCCGGCACCGAAATCTTGCTGGCGTCGAGACGCGCCTTCGCAGCGGCGTAGTGGGTGAAGGTGAAGCCGTTGGTGCTGTTGGTGCCCGTCACCGTACCGGTGGTCACACCGGCGGCGATGCGGTTGAGAATCATCTTCTCCAGACGGACGGCGCAGGTGTAACCCTGCTGCCGAGCAATCTCGCCCGGAATATCGACGATGGCGTCCTCCTTGACCACGTCGGTCACGAAGGACGTGATGCCCATCTCGGACGCGGTGATGATGACGCTCGCGTTGGTGAGCTGGGTGTAGTTCACGAAGTCGTTGACTTCGTTCAGGACCGAGCCGCCCTCTGCGATGGTCGTGGGGTCGAAGTACGGGTAGACGATTGCCGACCCCTTCTGACCCTGACCGATGGGCTTGCACAGGCGAGGCAGGACACCCTCGTCGTACAGGAGCTTGTACGCCTGTGCCTCGATACGACTGATGACGCCGTTAGTGAACTGACCGGAAAAACCGGTAGTCGCGTTTGCGCCCTCATAGGTCTTGGTTGCCACGGGTATTCATCTCCTTGTTGGTTTCGGGAGATGCCTAGAGGATTTCCTTCGCCTCGTACCAAGCGATGCGCTGCTCCGGGGTCATCATGTCGAAGTCGGGATTCGGGTTCGGTCCGGGGTCAGCAGCCCGCTTGGGCTTGACTCCCTCGACCTGAATCCCCTTCGCGGCGAGTTCCCTCAGAACCTTCGCCCGCTCTTCTGCGGCGATTGCCTCGCGATTGACCGTGCTTCCCTCACGAATCAACGACGCCTTTTTGAGAGAGGCGCGGATGTCCGTGAGTGACTTCGCGTTGGGCTGGAGGTTGTTGTCGATGATGACCTGCTTCAGCTCTTCAGGGTCGATTCCCTGCTTCTCAGCGAAGCTCTGAAGCTCTGACTCCGCCAAGTCGTTGTAGAGAACATCGACTTGGTTGAGCTGGCTACCGTACTTCTGCTGGAAGTACGAATCGACCGCCAATTGAGCTTCCGGGGAAAGCTCGGGGACATCGGTCTGCGATGCCGCTGCTGCGGCTTGCGCGGGCGTCATGTTGTCCGCGAACCTCTCCACGAGCTTCTCGCGTCGAGCGATTTCCTCGAAACCGCGATTCAGGTCCTTCTCGCGCTTCTCCAACGCTTTCCGCTCCGCTTCGAGCTGCGCTCTCCAGTCAGGGACCTCTTCGGTCTCCTGCGCTGGCTCATCAGCAGCTTGCTCGGCGAATTCCGCGTAGTCTGCGGTGACGGTCTCCCTTCCTAGCACGCTCGGCTCTTCTACTTCCTCTTGCGGCACCTCTACTTGCTCGTCCGACATGATTGCTCCTTTCGCTCGAACCGCGTGGGCTGGGCGACCGCCATAGCCGCGAAATGCGCGTGTTACGGTCGCTGTCCCCGCGTGTGGGCGAATGAGGTATGGGGGCTAGAAGCGGGGGGACGAATTCCCGCTCTCGCCAAGCACACAGCCGTCGGTGAGGTGGTAAAGCCCCACGTTCTCGGCTGTCAGCTCCTTGCAAACGACCGGCTTGCGGTCGGGATGGAGATTGCAGGTGAAGTCGTCCATCAACGCCTTACAGATGGAATCGACCTCATAGCCGCCATCAACCTTCTTGACGTCGTTCTTGCGGACCAAGACCAAGTCGAGCAAGACCTTGGCTCCGTGAAGGATGAGGTAGTCGGCGTCGTCGCGTGTTATCTCGGGCACGTCGAAAGCCCAATACCACTCGCTGAAGTCGTCGGGTTCGATTTGGAAGAACAGGTGGCGGCAACACGAAGCGCGGCACCTCCATATGTTCTCGATGCAATTGGGTTGGTCAGACTCGGAGTGCTCGGTCACGGTCTGCCTCCGCGTCGTAGATGTGGAGCTTGACGTTCATCAGACCGGCGACGCACCGGTAGCACCAATTGTGCAGCCGGTCGCCCATCGGATTGCGGTTCGCGCACGCCTTGGCGCGACGCTTCACGTCGAGCACCATCGCGGCTTGGTCGTCGATGTCGTCGGTGGCGATGAAGTACGGGCAGAGCTGGAGCTGCTGTGCCATCTCTTCCATCTGCGGGTAGAACTCCACGCGGGCGACAGCCCTCCACTCGAACTCGTCGGGGACGACCATCGCGGGCGGATTGTCGGAATACGGCATCTACACCTGACCCCCTGCTCCTGCCAGCCCCATCGCCGAGAGCACCTCTTCGGGTGCCATCCCGTTCGTCTGGGCTACGGCTTCGACCATCTCCAAGATGTCCTCGGGACTCATGCCCGAGAAGTCGGTCGGCATCCCCGACATCGCGCCTTCCATCATCTCGTCCGGAGACCCGCCCTGCATCATCAGCTCGGGCGGCATCGGTGGTGCCTCGCCGCCGGTCGGTGCCGGGGGCGGTGCTTGCAGAGCCGCGTTGAGCATATCGGGCGTGATTTGACCGCCAGCTTGCTCCGGTGGCAGCGGGTTGCCGTTCTCGTCGGTGGGCATCTCCGCCTGTGCCGCCATCTGCGCCTCGCGGTCGGCGAGGATTTGGTCGGCAATCTGCGGCGGGATGTTGGTCAGGTTGTACTTCAGGGCGTCCTCGGGGGTCACCAAGCCCATCCCAATCCACATTTCGAGGTTCTGCATCTTCTCCTGCTGTGTGGCGGGAAGCATGGACGTGTCGGCGACGATGAGGTCCATGTCAATCATTTCCTTGGTGAAACTGCCGTTCTCCCGCTTGGCAATCATGCGACCCTCGAACGGCACCTGACTCGTGACCATCTCTTCGGTCTCCGGGTCGCCCGGAACCGGCTGCATCCCCGCGACGGTGACCATCCACTCGAAGTCGGGATACTGCGCCATGAGCGCGAGCACCTGATGTCCGACCCGCTTTATCGCCCACGTGAGCCAGCGCGAAGCCATGCGGACGCGGGTGCGGTCGGACTCGGAGATGATGGCGATTTCCTGTGCCGTTGCGGGGTTGCCCTGCCCCTGCTTGCCCTGCGTGATGTCGTGGATTGCCATGACGTCCATCGCATCGGTGTCGAGCATCCCGATGTAGTCGAACACGTGGCGCGACGGCGTGGGGGCACGTTCGACCCTGAACTGGTTCACGTCGCGGCACGGGAGAATCTGAATCGGCGCGTTGTTGACCTTGTCCGAGTCGATGCCGCTGCCCTGACCCACCAGCACGTAGCCGCCGCCGCTTCTCACCGTGGCGTCGAAGATGAACTGGCTCATCCGGTTGCGCATGACTTGGATGTTGATGAGGTCGTGGATGTCGCCGCGCCCGTAGAACCGTCCCGGCTCGGGATAGGCGTGGATGGGCGTGAACGGCATCTGCCCGTGGGCGTTGGGGTTCTTGTCGTCGTTGATGACCTGCCCACCGGCGACGATGATGCGGCGACCGCCCTTGTACTTGGGCTTGGTGCCCACGGCGACCTCGTCGGAATTGACCTCCGCCTCCCACTCGATGCGCGTGGGGTCTCGATACCACAGCTCGTAGACCTGACAGCTCGTGGCGGGGTTGGTGTTGTCGTACTTGCGGGCGTAGAGTGCCTCGTCCCCGTACGGCATCCCGATGTTCCAGTCGGGGTCGAACGTGGACTTGTCGATGGTGTAGTCCTTGTTGGCGAACAGGTCTCCGACCT